ATCATCATAAACTTCTGTATAAGTAGCTGGGTCTAATATAGCAAATGCCTCTGCTACAATAAAGTCTCCTACGTTGTAAGTTTTATCCCAATCTGTATCTATGTAAAGTCTATCTGTTTTTCTATTCCAACGTATCTGTCTTTCTCCAGCCAGGAGTTTTTCTAATGTTGTTAAATGGGATTGAACGACAGTATAGTAAACCATATCTGCTCCCATTAAGTTATACAAGTCGTTCATTCTAAACTGATACATTAAATCAAATAGTTGTCCGTCTCTTGTATTGTTTGTTGCTGCACCTCCAAAGTTAAATACTCTGGTTATACCTAATATATTATTGCTAACAGGAATGTAACCTTTCTCTATGTCGCCTTGTTCATAGTGATTTGTTGTGTGCAATGTTCCTGTTGTTCCTGACTCAGAACCTGTAATAGTTTCTGATGCCTGAAAGGTTCCTGTCTTAACTTGTTCTATTGTAATAAACTGTCCTGATACAGAGTCTACAACGGCAGTAGCTCCTGATGTGCTACCCGTTATTGTTTCATTCTTTACAAAACTCTCTGCAATATTAGTTGTAAGTTTTAACTTAGAGCCAGTGACTTCGTGTTTTACATAAGTTTTTTCTGTGCCATCAAAGTGATACTCATTCCAAAACTGTAAGGCATCGTCTACTCTATCAGAGACTTGTTGCTCGTCCACGTTAATTTCTATAACGGGAGCTCCTAATCTTCTTAAACAATATTCTTGTAAGTCTGTTCTACTGGCTAATGCCATTATTACTCCTAGTTAAGTTTAGTTCCTGCTGCATTATATATTGCGGTTCCTGTAATAGTTGCAGTTGAACCTTCACCTTGTGAATGAGAAACAGTAATACCATCTCCTCCACTAACCTGTGCCATATAGTTTCCAGTTGTTTGTGTTCCTAATGCCACTGCATTATTAGCAATTTGATCTGAACCTACTGCGTCATCTGCTATCATTGATTGTTCTACTGCGTCTGCTGCAATAGTAAGAGCTGTTGCCACGTTAGCACTTCCGTCTACTGAACCTGACCCTGTTACATCTCCTGTAAATGATAATGTTCTAGCAGTTGTCCAAGAAGCTGCTGTTCCTGTTGTGTTTTGGTTAAGTGTTCCTACTACTAAATCTATTGTTCCGTCCGCGTCTTGATAAGTAGCTGTAATACCTGTTTCAGTATTACTACTAAACATAGCACCTACTATGTCTTGAATTTCCTCATCTGTTTGATCTGCTGTAGCACTTGCCTCTATACCATTTAATTTTGAGAGTAATGCGTCTGTAAAGGCATTTGTGTCTGAATTGTTTTCATAAGCAGTTTTAATCTCAGTATCTGATTGGTCTGCTGTAGCACTTGCTTCTATTCCATCTAATTTGGAATGATCGGCATCTGTAAATACATTAGAATCACTAGCTGCTTCTACTGCTGTTCTTATTTCTGCATTTGTTTGGTCTGCTGTTGCTCCAGCCTCTATACCATCTAATTTACTATGGTCTGCACTTTCAAATGCAAGTGATGCTGTTCCATTAATTGTTAAAGCATCTGTTTCTAATGTTCCATCTACATCTACGTTGCCTGAAATATCTAATGAAGCAAATGTTCCTACTCCACCTGTTATATTTCCTATTGTATATGTTAGATCGCCTGTGCTAGCACCTGTAAATGAACCTGTTCCTACAACAAAAGCGTCTGCACTTTCGTCCCAACCTACAAATACATTGTCTGAACTTCCTCTTTCAAACACAAGACCCATATCATTTGCTGGTGTTCCTGTTGTTCCGTTTCCTAACTCAATCAATCTATCTACAATAGTAGAGTTTGTTGTATCTAAGGTTGTAGTTGTTCCGTTTACATCTAAGTTTCCTGTAATAGTAACATTACCTGTTGCAGCTACGTCAGCAAATGTAACATCACTTGTTGTTGCTACTGCTTGTCCAATACTAATTGCACCACCTGAGTATGAAACACCTGTGCCTGCGCTTAAATGTGCTCTAACTTCTGCTGCACTTGGACCTGTATATGTAAATACACCTGCACTATAACTAAATGAACCGTCTCCACCAGCATCACTAGCACTAAAGAATGCTTCTACTACTGATTCTAATGTTGAACCGCCTATTGTAAGAGCATCTGTTTCTAATGTTCCGTCGACATCTACGTTGCCTGAAATATCTAAACTAGATGCAGTTACATCTGCAAATGTTACATTACTAGATGTTGATACTGCCTGGCCAATACTAATTGCACCGCCTGAATATGTTACACCAGTCCCTGCTGATAAGTGAGCCCTTACTTCTGCTGCACTTGGGCCTGTGTATGTAATAACTCCTGTAGAGCTATTGTAAGCGAGAGAACCATCTCCGCCTGAATCTGTTACACTAACTGCTCCTCTTGCGTCTGAGTCTGCATATTGTGTTATAGAACTTGATAAAGTTGTTCCTGATATGGCAAGTCCTGAACCTATATCTAAGAATGCTGTTGCTCCAGCCGAGTCGTCCCAGAATACTATCTGGTCGTCATTTGGATCTGATAAACTTTCTAATCCTAAATGACTTAAAGCTAAAGTTGCACTGCCACTTGTTGCGCCACCTGATAATCCTGTTCCTGCTACGACTGCTGTAATATCTCCTGTTGTTATCTCAGAAAATTTAGCAAGTCTAATACCTCCAGCAGTGGAGCCATCATGGACTCTTATCGTGTCTAGAGTGGTATCAACAGTAACCTCACCAGCTGCTCCTGTAAAGGAGTTATGCTGTGTAGTTGTGCCTCTTCTCCATTGAACCTGTGTTGGCATTATTGTCTCCTAATTAAATTTATCATTAACTTAGCGCTCCGTGGTCTTCTGTTGCAAGTCTGAACTTAATAGATGGCGTCGTTGATGTATGATCGCCTAAACAATCATAAGTTACGAATAGTTGTTGGCCAAATGCGTCTTGTGTATTATCTGCCACAGACCCAAAGTCAGCATTGGAGGTTGCAGGGTAAACTAAACTCTGATCAAACTCTCCAAACTGTGCAAGTGTTACGATTTGATTACTAGAATTTCTAATATAAATCTTTTTATCTGCAGTATTAACTGCAATTTCACCTGCTACTAGATCTGAGGTTGTAGGAGCACTCCCACTTGTCTCAGATCTTTTTGGCTTAATAACTGTTGCCATCTATTATCCTTCTTTCTTAGGCTCTTCTTTCTTAGGTTTCTCTTCTTGAACCTCTGGTTGTTCCAGAATGCCTATTCTTGTTTTTAACAGAATGTTCTCCATTTGTAGTTCTTGAACTTTCTGTGCCAAGTTGTTTATATAACCATTAATTAATTTCTCATCCATTTCAATATCCTTTGTTAATTATTTATTAGTATGTTCCTCCGTCGATGGAACCAAATTCAGGAGTTCCGCCTGAGCCTGCTTGTAGGATTTGTCCTTCTGTGCCTGCTGCTGTAACTTGTAAAGCTCCTGTGCCGTTACCATAGATAATACCTTTACTTGTAAATGAACCAGCGCCTGTTCCACCATCTGCAACTACTAAATCTGTAATGCCTGTTATTGAACCGCCTGTAATAGTAGCACTAGATGATTCTATGTTTGCTACTAATGTGCCTACTGCATAACCTGTTCCACCTGTATTAACAGTTGTGGTTGGAGCTGCTTGTAAGTCTTTAAATAATTTCCATTTACCTGAGTCTGAGGCATCTCTAAAGAAACCTGAGTATAAGTCTGTAGAACCTGAAGTATCATATAAACCATAAAGACCAATATCAACAGCGTCTGCTGAATTATTGCCTGATGCTAATATAATAAGTGGGTCTGCAACACTTAAAGTCGTTGAGTTTACAGTAGTGGTTGTTCCACTAACTGTTAGATTACCTGCAATAGTTACGTTACTAGGTAACCCTATGTTTATTTTGTTGTCTGAAACAGTTGTTTCAATTTCGTTGGCTGTTCCTTCGAAAGTTAAAGTGTCTGTTCCTATTGTAACAGTATCATTAGAACCACTATCTGCTGCAATGGTTAATGCTGAACTGATACTTGCTGTTGAAGCTGCTGTAATACGTCCTGTTGCGTCTACTGTTAATACTGGTATAGCAGTAGAGCCACCGTATGACCCTGCTGTAACTGCTGTATTATCTAAGTCAATGGATAGTCCATTGCCTGATGCAGTTGTTGTAATACCTGTATCACCTGTAATGGCAAAAGTTTCTGCTTGTTCAATAACTCCTGTGCCTGAATCACCACTAAAGTCTAAATCGAATGAAGCTGCTGCTGTAGCATCTACATAGGCTTTGACTGATTGTTGTGATGGGACTTTAGTAGCACTATTACTTGCCATATTATCTTCATCTACAAATACACCCGAAGATGAGAATGTAGTTTCGTCTAATAATTTGTGCCAAGCACTAGCATGACTACCATAAAACCTTCCAGTTCCATGAACGTGTGCAAACATACCGTGGTATGTAGAGGCACTAGGTAAGTCTCCTTCTGCTGAATACATATTGCTGAAATTAACTTTCCCTACAATTATGTCTCCATTAGAATCTCTTTTTACGAGCTTGCTAGCAGTGTTTGCGTTGGTTGCTCCATCAATAATGTCTGTATAATACTTACCACCTATCTTTTGTATAACTTCTGAAGACCCTGAGTCTATAGAAGAGATATAAAGTATGGCGGAAGCACCGTCACCGGATCTATCCTCAGCATACGCTAATTCGCCTTCAACCAAATCAGAAGCGCCTGGAGCTGCTGAGCCCGTGCTTCTTTTAATCTGAATAGTTGTTGACATTATTTTCTCCTATTTTTAATGTTTTACTTCTGTTAAAAAGTTCCACCATCTATTGCGCTAACGTTCTGAGCTACTTCTGAGGCTGGTTTAGCCTGAAAGTTGCCTGACGTAGCATCATAAACTAAAGTATATCCGTTTTGAACACTCGTCAGATCTATGCCTGAAAGATTATCTAAACTTGTGGCAGTTGTTATTTGAGAGGCACTCGCAGCGCTTGTAACTACTCTTGAACTGCCTAATTTTACTGTAACCTTTGCCAAAATACTCTCCTGTTATTTATATTACTTTGTAACTTCTGGTGTAACAGTAACAATTCCTTCTATAACTCTTATGGTTTCTGCCGGTGATGTTGCTGTTATCTCACAATCATATACATATCTACCATTCTTAATAGCAGATGTTTGTGCTGCTGTGAGGGATAATGTTATTACTCCTGTTGCATCTACCTTCGAAGTTGTAAAGGAAGTTGCCGTTGCAGCCTCATATGACTTTCTCATTTGAGAGGCGACTGTATAATTAGCAAGATTCTTAGCGGTTCCGTCGTCATTAGTAACTGTAAGCTCTAATGAAAATGTGGTTCCTTGATCTATTACTATGTTATGAACAGTTGCCATATGGTGTTTTACTCTTAAAATATTCTATATAGTCTTATTTATAAATAAAAAGAGTTTAAAATGAAAACAATCTTGACATTAAAGTATGGTGATAAATATGACGCAAGTGATGTGAATTCCATCTACGAACATACAGAAGGCAAGTTTAACTATGTTTGTGTAACAGATGACCCTAAAGATCTACATCCTGATATAGGCATATTGTATCTAGAACATGAACCAGCAGGCAACATGGAGAAGTTGAAACTGTTTCAGTTAAAGGATATGGGTATAATATTATACCTAGATTTAGATATAAGACTACAAAAACCTATAGATCATTTGTTTGATTACTATCAAGGTATGCCAATGATATGTTATACTTGGTGGAAAGACAAAGGAGACAAAGAAATGCCTATAGAAGAGTTTCCTTATCATAGTGATCACCCTTTATCCAATTTTAATTCTAGTGTAATGATGTGGGAAGATGCTACTCATATATGGAAACACTATAATATGAACTCTCATAAATATAATTTACAGTATCCTTATGGAGATGATACATTTTTATTCCATGAAGGATTTACATTTACACATTTTCCTAAACAAGAGATATACTCTTATATGTTTGCAGGAAGAAAAGTTAGAAAAGAATACACAATAGCATTATTGAATGGACAAGAACAATACCCGGAGATAGCAAAAGAATATGATGAACTTTGTATGCATCAAGTGGGGCACTAAATATGAACCACATTATGTAAACAATCTATATCGTATGGTGCAGAAAAACTATACGAAAGACTTTACGTTTACCTGTTTTACAGATGAACCTGAAGGATTGTTATGTGATACAAAACCTATACCTGATATAGAACCTTTACATCCTAAACATTGGTTTGGTAAAGAAAATTATTGTTGGGATAGAGCAAAGTTTTTAGTATTCAATTCTCATAATTGGTTAGGTTATATAGGCAAATGGTGTTACTTTGATTTAGATGTCATTATACATGGTAATATAGATGATCTAGATGAGTTAGCATTAAGACCTAGAATGATATATTCTAAATGGGATAATCCACAACATGTTCACGAAAGATTGTTTATAGACATTAGAGGAACACAATATAATTCTAGTATGATGTGTTGGGATAGAGATACAGCAGAACATATATTCTGGGAATCAATGGAAGAAGACCAACAAATATTTAGAACATTTTACAAAGGGACAGATAACTATCACTTTTGGAGACAAAGAGACTTTTGGAAGAACATTCCATATGATTGGGTGTATAGTTATAACCGAGGAAAAGAATATCCTGACGATTTAGAGACACATAAATATAGAGAAGAATGTAAAATTTGTTTGTTCAATGTAGATAATACTCCGAACAATAAAGGACAAATTAAAATTGATGAATTACAAGATGAGAAATTATTGAGACTTTGGCATGATAATCCTAGTAGCAAATCTGTTAGAAAATAACTACACGCAGACACAAGTCAATGCGTTGTATACCCAAGCTAAAAAGCAAATAGAAGACCCGTTTGAATTCTGGGTGTTTACCTCAGAAGAAGAGTGTATGAATGAACAAAAGAACAATGGTTATCTAGACGATATATTGTTCCACGTTCCGAAGTATGGGGAAGATTGGATTGAAATAGATCTAATGGAGAAAACCAAGAAGGGCGACTCTCTGTTACTAATTACTCCTAACACTATACTTAATAACATATGCGTCATAGAGACTTATAAGAGCAACGGCAAGGTTAGACTGTCAGACGGTAATCTATGTTATAATATTTTCCATAATAATAAAGTAGAACAATTATTAAAAGAATGGGAAGAAAGAGAAGACGAATTATTATATGAATATGATGCTTTCCATAATTGGAATATGTTTCCATTTACAGAACTACCTTACCTACAAGACACTACATCTGAATATCCTGAAAAATTAGAAGGTGATATTATTGCATTACCAGATTGGTATGATGACTTTACAGAAGAACAAATAGAATTAATGTATAACAAGGAAACAGATTTATATCCTTACTTACCTGAAAGAGTAGAAATATGTTTAACAAGAGAAGAAACAGATTTTCAGGAAGAAGAGTTTCTAGAAAAAGAATTAATAAAAGATACATTCAATGCTGAATATCTACTTAAAGCAAAAATGAAAAGAATAAAATTTGTTAATGATATAGGAGACCCTATATTAAATCCAGAACTAATAGATATATCTCATTACTTTATGTCTGATTGGGGCATAGGTGTAGACATGATAACTGAAGGTAATAAACATGATGTATTATGGTGGAAAAATTTAGGTGTTATGTTTGCAGATTCAGGCAACATAACCTTTAATATAAACACAGGTAATCCAGATAAAAGAATATTAGAACATGCTACGGCTCTAGTTGAAGTAGGTTGTAGAGTGTTCTGGAGTTATACACATACTAATCAATTAGACAACGATATACAACAAGCAAAGAAACTATGTAAACAATACAAATTCTCAGGTTTTGTTTACGATAATAAAGTCCCAGAAGAGAAAAAACCTAAAAAGAAAAAGGTGAAACAAGAACTTCCAGACTATAAACTAATCGAATTGGAGACTCTAGAAACGAGGAAACAAGACGACATATATAAAGAGAGAAAAATAAAGTTTTACCCTCACGTTAAATGCGAAGGTAAAGTAAACAATCAGTTTTATTTAGATGCAACAGGCCATGTGTTTCCTAGTAAACATATAGCAGCAACAGTTTTAGCAGCTTTTAATAGTCCCGAACATGTTACAAAAATTTTATATGATTGGGAGAAAAACAATATAAATAATTTTTCGCTAGAGGATATTTTTAGCAATGATTTTTATAAGGGCTACTTTAATAACCTGTTAAAGTTGAATCCAGAAATAATACATAATGAATTAGGTGGAATATGTTAAAAATAAACACAGGGATCATCATAAAAGGCAAGTTTGAGAAACATGATTCCTATATACAACAAATAAAAGAATCCGGCTTTACAACACTAATCGTTGAGGCACCTGTAGGTTCCGAATACGATACCAAGTGTATGGAGTTGGTATCCGAATTAGCGTCAGAAGGATTTGCATACGGCGAGAAATATGTTATTGCCAGAGGTCCTAAATGAGAGTTAATGTAGTCTGTAGTAAATGGGGAGATAGATATGGTCCACACTTTGTCAACCGTCTTAAGAATATGGCTCGAAGGCATACTAATCCTAAACATGACTTCCATTTTTATTGTTATACAGATGATGCCGAAGGGCTGGATGAAGATGTTAATGTTATACCATTTCCAGACATCGATACCATCCATCCTAAATATTGGTTCAGGACTGATGACTTTAAGTATGGCATGGCTAGATGTTGGGACAGACCTAAAACAATGGTCTTCAATACTCACAATTTTGCAGCAGATAAGCCGACGGGACGTTTCGTCTTCTTTGATTTGGATGTAATAATACAGAACGATATAGAGCCTTTACTGACCTATAATATGGAAAGACCAACAAAATTAAAAAGTTGGTGGCAAGACCCGCGCCCGATGAAGAGTCGGAGATTTAAATTAGCACACGGAGCATATACTAATGGCAGTTGTCAAGTATGGTCCGACGATCAAGCAGAATGTATATGGGAAGATGTCTTAAAATATAAAGAAAAGATATGGTTCACATATACAGACGGAACAGACAATTATCATAGTTGGCGCTGGGGTGATTTCGGAAAGAAACTCTGGGATCATTTCCCTAGCGATTATGCTTACTCCTATAATAGAGGAAGAAGCTGGGACGACGATGATTTAGAAACAGAAATATACAGAGAGACACCAATCCTTTGTGTATTTAATATAGACTTGTTACCATTTGATGATGGAACAAGAGGACAAGTTAAACAAAATGAATTGGTAGACCCGAGGTTATTAGCACATTGGCAATAAACGTTTATACAGTTAAGTGGGGCAGTAAATATTCTGCCAAACATGTAAACAAGATATTAGAATCTTGTAAGGAGTTTATGTCTGATGATTTTAACTTTTATTGTTTAACTGAAAATCCAAAAGGATTAGAGGAAGAAGTAAATGTCATTCCATTACCTAGAGGTAATACTCTACAAAAGTGGTGGAACAAAATGTATCTATTTGATGATAACGTTGTAAGACAAAAAGGAGAGAATTTATTCTTTGACTTAGATATTATTATACAAAAGAACATAGATGATATTGTAAACTTTGACCCTGAAGATTGTTTATGTTTTGGCCAAACACATTGGCACGATTTAGAAACACAAGCAAAAGAAACTGAACACGTTCCTCATAGATATACAGATTTAAATTCTAGTATATTAAGATGGAATGATAACTTAGATAAAGAGAACATAACTCTTTATTTTAAAACACACAAAGAAAAGATTCTATGGTATTATAGAGGTATAGATAACTTCTTTATGCACAAAGGAATAGCAAGAATAAAATACTTTCCTATAGGTTGGTTTTATTCTTATAACCAAGGTTATATCTATCCTCATGATGTAGAGAAACATGTCTTTAGACAGATACCATATGTTTGTTTATTTGATTCAATGGGAAGAAAAGAAGATGTTAAATTTTAATTTTTTAAATAATATGAGGCATTGGGGAGACGGACTTGCTAAAGTCGAGCATGAAATGAAACACAAGCACGACGATTTTAGACAAGCTCTAAATCCTAATACTATGGAAGCTGCCATATGGTTAGTAGAAGAACTAAAGAAAGCTTTAGACGAAAACTATATGAAAGAAGAACAATATAATATTCTTGTGCTTAATAGCTGGTTAGGTATTCCAATGGTGCCTCTACTATGTGAGAATCTATCGGTGGGTGAATTGCACCTAGTTGACATAGATAATGAAGCCTTAGAGCTCTCTAAGGTGTTTAATAAGCACTATATTGCCGAAGAATATATAAAGGTTAATCACTGGAATTTAGATATTCCATTTGCCTTTGATGAGTTAAATCAACTCAAGGTAGATATAGTAATAACAATGGGTGCTGAACAGATGTATCCATTAAAAGAACTTAGAACTGCAAACAAACATGCAATATTCGCCGTTCAAAACTCTAATGTTATAGAAGAGATGTATGGTATTAATTGTGTGGATAGTGAGAAAGCATTAATAGAAAATGCAGGACTTAAGAATACTTTCTATACTGGAAAACAAAAACAATTCTATTACGATTGGAATGGGAAGGTATACTTTGATAGGTTTATGGCAATTGGTAACAAGTAATAAATTAAGAAGAGCACTACACGAAGCATCAGTGGATACCTTGATAGGCGCAATAATTATGTTCCCATTGAGTGTTGCAATTATTAAGGCATGCATTGACTACGCAGGCACCTCGTCTGAGATGGCTGCGTTTATTAATTTTCTGGGATTGACTGGTATTGCTATTGTTAGAAAAGCACTTGTTAGATTAAGATTTGAGAATAAGTATTCTAAAAAATAACGTGGTATTGTATAAATCCTGCAAATATATAAAGTGCAAGATATATAACTACACAAGCAACAAGTAATTTAAGCATAAACATTAAAAAGTTAGGCAAAAATTTTATTGCCACATATAATAATGCTATTAGTCCTATTATTTCAAGCATGCTATTTCCTCTAAATGTTCTTCTACTTCCTCCCAAAGCATATGACCTTTAACGTCATCATTCCAACCTAATTTAGATTGGCCAATAAATGCTTTGCTACTATCCCAAGGAGCAATTTCCCATTTGTTAAGTTGATCACGACCTTTGTATGGGCCTCCATAAGAACCGTCATGGCATATTACACTCATGCCATAACCATTCTTAAATTTATACTCTTTCTGAATACCATTATGAAATGGCCTCTGAGTCATAGTCATTTGTATTACTTTCATTAAAAGTTTCCTGGTTCTACCTGTAAAGTTTTGATACCCATCTCTCTCCACATGTCAACGATTTGATTTCTATCGTCTAATGCAAAGTCAATGTTGTATCCTAAGATTGCAATATTGGCATTGTAGATATCTTTCTTAACTTCGAAGTCAGGTCTGTAATCATCACCACTTCTCATAAAAATATGATCGTATGGCACGTCATGCTTATCTAACCACTCCCTAGTCAATTCATAAACATCAACACCTTTCCTACTGTCAGGTCTACCTGAAGTAATTAAGATCTTGTAACCAACAGTTGAGTATAACCTAACCATATTAATAATATGATGATCAGGTCTATCTTCACCAACCAAATGGTATTCATGATGTCCTCTAGTTTGATTTCCATCCACATCAAAGTGATGTGCTAAAGTTCCATCGATGTCTACAATTAATGCGTCGTTTGTCATTATGCTGCCTCGATTTTTGCTAATCTTTCTTGTCTGTAATCCAGGGCACCTTCACCTAAGTAAATGTTGCCGTCTGTGTGTCTGAACAAAGTGCTAAGACTTTTTTCTTGGTCTTTGTTCTTTTGTATTAGTGAGAACTCTGCTTGTTCCAAAGTTATAGCACCAATTTGAACAAAGTCTAATAACATGTCTGCGAATGGAACTTCACCGTTTGATTTCCATACTGTAAGACCATCTACTTGAGCTGTTTTTTCAAACTGCATTTCAATACTCTTATCCCAAATGTTACCATTAGGGTCTGCTCTAAGTTGATCTGTAAATAGAACATCACCTGTAAAAGTTTTGTTCTCATCATGGATTGAAGCCATTCCGTAACGTTGTTTAGTTACTGTCTCGCCTGCTATTTTTACTTCGTTATCTAATATCATCTAGTCCTCACTTTTTTATATTATGTGTATATTATGCAGTCTGACGGACCAGAAGTCAAGCATTTTTACAAAAGATTTCAAATCTTTTGCCCTTATAAAACAAGGGTTTAGGAGAGATGTTCGGCAGATTCGCCTGAAATATCTTCAACCATGTTACGCCACATGTCCAAATGAGGGATAACAAAGCCAAATGTGAGCCTAGGTTCTCTAGTTCCAGCACAATGATAGTAGACTTTCTCACGTTCTCTGCCCCTACCATAGTAACCTACTTTACATGTCCAACCACCTGGGTCTTGCATATGAACTACTTTATGTTCTGTTCTGTCCATACTAGGTTCTCTGTATTTAAAAAAGCCTGTGCCGTTTTCTGTGTAGGATAATAGTATGTTGTAACCATGTGCATTCCAATTATTGTGCCAGCCCATAAAACCACCTTCAGGATAGTAAACATGAACTGCTTGGAATGCTGCTCCTGTAAACATTAGAAGTTCATTAGATATATCCTCGTAAGGTTTCATAAATGGTTCACCATGTGCCTTTTGGTTCAAGTCATAAGCATAAGTCCATTCAGGAAAACCTTCATGTTCACCATCTTTTGCTACAATTAGTTCCATGTATTCATCAGAACAATAGTAATCTATATCTCCTTCTTCGGGATATTTAGGATTATCTTTTGCTAGTTTATTTAAAGGACTAAGGTCTTGTTTGAAAAACCAATCCGAGTAGGGTGTTAGTATGTTTAATAATTCTTCTGATATACTTGTCTTAATCATTTCTTGTGAACAACATGTTGAGGTATTGTGTAATGATACATCACACGTTCCTCGTCTCCTAGTTCATCTTCTGTGTAACCATTAACAAAGTTCCATTTACAATGTAAATCTTCTGCCCACTTTACTCCATGTTCAGAGTTGTTAAGTAGTTTCCACATAGTGAACGTATCCCATTTTCTACAATCTTCGGGATAATTACCTATATCATTATCAGGGTCTTGTTGATATAAAAATTCTCCATACCAACTATCCATCAATGCTAATGTTTGTGGGTTATTTCTATATATAAACATTCCACAGTGCGCTGTCATCTCTTCGGTATTAGTAAGTTTAGTTACCTTAGCATTATAAGGTCTTATTTTTGTAAATATTAAATCTAAATCATCTGGTAGTTGATCAAATATATTTTCTATTTCCTCACTCTCACAAACCATATCAGCATCGAAATAAACTGTTTTACCTTTGTATGGTGTCTGAGATAATGCCCATAGTTTAGCTCTTATTTCGTTAGGAACTTCCCAATGAACTATCCAATCTGCATGATTCCAATCAGTAGGTTTTATCCATTCTTCGTGAGAAGTATATACTGTAATATGTGCTTCTGGATAAAATAGTTTTATAGATTCAGCTAGTTCTATAGCTGCTGTATAAAATGCCTCGAACATAGAGGCAACGATAACAAATCCGTTATCTGGAAAATCAGGTAATTTTTCCTTCTTCACGCAGTCTCTCCATTAATAAAATAGTTGTGTAACCTTGAACTTCCATTGGAGTCTTTGCTTTACGAATTAGTCTTTTTAAATCTGTGTTAGTAGATTCTTTAACAACAGGTATTTCAAATGACTCTAACTTAGCATTGAATAACATTTCTTGTCTTGCTCTTGCAGCTTGACTTTCCATTCTTTGCATACGTTTCTTTTTGTTTTCGTCTCTACGTTTTATACCTTCTTCTGTATTAGCATCTATTTGTTCCTCACCAAACTCTTCCATAATTCTTTTGTAGTCTGGATTAGAACCATCGTTATCTTGAACAGATGCTGTTGCTCTTGTTCCATTAGGATAGTTTATAGTAACGATGATATGTTTAGCTTCCTTATTGGACCAATAGGGAAATTCAAATTCGTATTTGTTTGTTTTTTCTTCTTGAGCTGGTGTAACGTCTAGATCGAGATCAATCTTTTTCTTCGCTTTAGCCATAATGTCTCCATAATATAAATGTATTTATATAAGTTTTAAGCAGTTCTTAACCACAGTTTTACCGATGCAACATTCTCTTCTGAGGATTGAACCGTATCACCTGCATAAGTTCCTGAATAACTGCCTGTGTAGTTACCTGAATATGTGCCTGTGTAATAACCTGTGTAAGTTCCAGAATATGTGCCTGCATAGTTAGAAGTTCCTGTATAGTAACCTGTGTAACTTCCTGTATAAGTGCCTGCGTATGTTCCTGCATAGTTTTTAGCACCTGTATAATATCCTGTGTAGTTACCTGTATAGGTTCCTGCGTATGTTCCTGTATACCATGTGCCTGCATATCCTGAGTAAAACTGTCTATAGGAACCTGTGTAGTTTCCTGTATAGTTACCAGAGTATGTGCCTGAGTAACCTGATGTTCCTGTGTATGTTCCTGAATAGTTTCCTGTGTAGTTACCTGAGTAGGAACCTGCATAGTTTTTGGCACCTGAATATGTGCCTGAATAGTTTCCTGTGTAGTTACCTGCGTATGTCCCAGCGTAACCACCTGTATATGTTCCTGAATATGAACCTGTATAGTTAGATGAAGATACTACTTGTCTTGTATCTGTAAATGTGTCTCCCATCTGTGTCCAGGTTCCTGTTTCAGATGGTGTGCCTGATTGTAACTTATATGTTCCAACACCTTGTGTTGTGGAAAAGCCTTCAACAATTCTATTTCTAAAGTTAGGAACAGTCTGTTCCATCTCAGCTACTGACATTTCTTTTATGCCATTAGTTCCTTCTACTTTGCAGGGTTTGTAGTTGTCTACTGCTGAGCTTGTTGCTGCTGTCTTTTGCCAAATATATTTTGTTACTGAATCGCCGTCGACTTGTGTATCGACTAATGTATATCTTGCTGTCCATGTGCCACCACTTGGTGCACTTGCGTTAAGTGAATATTGTCCTACAGTATAGTCGCCTTGTCCAACCATATCTGCAATTGCTTTATCTAGAATATCTGTATCTAGTTCTGAATCTGTAAACTCATGTATACCTACAGTTCCTGAGGATTCATATCCTACTGGTCTGTTTGTAATACTTTCTGACGCTGCTGCTGTTACTTGTTTAGCTGTATAAACATTAACGTTGGAAGTTGCACCATCTGTTGGGTGAGTTCCAATTGCGTCGTCTCTTTTTGTATCTGTTATACTTCCAATCGTAGTTCCTGCACCGGAGCCATCAGTAGTAACATTCAGTTCTGCTGTTCCTGTTCCATCTGTGTTGTCCGCGAAATCTTTTGTTAGTATTGCACTGTAATACTGTTCAATTTCAGTATCCGTCATCTCCTGCAAACCTTGGAAGTTTGAAGAGCTAACCGGATATGCCGATGCCTTGATTCGAAGTGGTCTCATATTAGTTTACTCTTGTTCCGCTACTATTATATATGATAACAGGACTCATCCTGTTCCATTTAGTTGCACTTACGCCTACCAATCTCAAGCTATGTCCTGCTCCTAGGTCTACAGCTGCATTAGCTGAACCTGAATCAACACTTTCGCCTGAATATGGATATACCTTAATTGTTGCCGATGTGTCATTTAAAATAAATGCTTCCATTCCTGTAGAAACATCTGGAAGTTTAACACCTTCTGCTGAACCTGCTGTAGCACTTGTAACAACGTTATACGTCTTTGTAAGTGCTGTTGCTGTTCCTTGACTGTTACCTGCTCCAGCTACTGCTGCGCTTGTAGACAATATTGATGCACCGCCTACTGTTAGAGTAGATGTAGTTGTAACAGTAGCAAAAGATGGACTATCCCCTGACTCATATTTGGCTGTATTAAGAGACGTAAAGTTTCCATCTACCTCATTATTGGTAAGCGGACTACCTTTCGCTGATCTTAAAGTTAGTGATGCCATTTAATTTTCCCTGCTTAGTTATTTAATTTATTTACAATTACATCCAAAACGGTTCGTATTTCAGAAATTTCGGACTTTAAAGTATTTATATCATTTTCATACTCTAGGACTCTCTGCATTTGAATTCTTTTTAATTTATATGCCTTCAGTCCTTCCGAATTATTTGAAAGAATCGCTTTGGAATTCTTATCCCTTACGAAATTAGTTTCTCCATCTATATTTATTATATCTTTTTGAGTGCCTAATTTCTTCATCTTATACCTGTAACGCTATTGCCCTTAAGTCTTTAAACTTAGGACATTTAGAAGTGTCACTACTTAACGGAACAATCTTAATAGCATACACCTTGAACCCTCTAAAGGTTGTTGTTGTAGGTGCTGCTGATGTTGCCGTTGCCGAACTACCGTCACCTGTTATAGTAACAGTAGGTGTAGAAGTATATCCTCTACCTGGATTGGTTACTTCAATAGCCGATACTGCTCCGCCACTTATTGTAGCTTTTGCCTTCGCTCCGTAACCGCCTCCGCCTGATATATTCACTACTGCTGACCCATATCCTGAGCCACCTGCTGAAACTGATATACTAGGTATACCTGCTACATCGTATTCAAATATATCACTATTTGATGTTTGTGTTCCCCAACCTCCAGACTTAGCTGGTATCTTATAAGAATACTCTACAAATTTTTCTGGAGAATTCTCTGGTGGAGTTGTATTGGCTGTAAGTTCATGCCAATAAATGTCTTCCTGGAAGTCTGCTGTATCTGCTTGGTTTAATAATTTAGCATATACTTTTATACTTGCACCTGTTGGTATTTGTGCGTCCACGTAGACTTGTAAATCTTCTGCGTCCTGTCCTTCTTCTAGGACTACACGTCTTGTTATATATTTAGATAATGCGTTACCACCTGTTCTACCATTTTCGTTTGTAGAATCGTTATTAACGTTATTGTAAATACCTAGCAAGTCTGCTTGGTTTATATCAATATATGGTGATACGTTATCATTAAATGTGTTAAATGTTAGTTTTACTCTTCCTGTTGATGTGCCTGAGTAAGTTGCTACTTCACTTGCTTTACTGTAGATTGTTTTCTCTTCATCTAAACTATGTGTAGTTTCAAAATCTACTTCTGTGTAAGCAGTTGTATTAGCCGAACCTGCTCCTGTTTTTGTTAATGCTAGTTCACATTTAGCTCTTGTTCCGTCTCCAGGTTTAATAATACCTATGTTTACAGCTACATCATTAATAATTTTATCTCTAAATGATGCTATTGTAGCATAACCTTCATCTGTTCCTACTAACATACCTGCTGTAAATCCACCTACGAAAGTTTTAACTGTATTATATTTGTGTAAGCTGTTCCATTCCCATACACTACCACCTGATAATGTTACTGTTCCTGTTGCTTGTGTTCCTGAACCAGGTGCTGCTATTGTCATTGTAGGTGTTACCCTGTAACCTGATCCTGGATTTGTAATAGTAATAGCTGTTACCGCTCCGCCTGAAACTGTTGCAGTAGCTGCAAGTCCTGTTCCTGGATCGTCTGTAGCATTTGTAAATGTTATTGCTGGAGCTGAAGAATAACCTGAACCTGCTGCTGTTATTGCAGGTGTAAATCCGTTCATCCATTTACCAGGACTAAATTTCTTATCTGCCATTGACCAACTTGTATCTGTAAAGTTAATCCAATCAACTTCTGAATTAATTAAATGTCCTGAGAAGTCTGTTCCTTTCTTAAATCTGCAACGTCTAATATTAAACATGATGTCTTTATCTTGTTGTGGACTCCATGTTCTATTGTTAGCAGATGTAAACATCATACCTGCGTGTGGTTGTTTTGTAATTCTTTCTGTAGTTCCTTGTTGGTTTTCACCTAGTTGTGCAATCCAAATATTATAACCTTCATCATCGTTCTCTGGTTTAGGAACAAAGCAATATTCTGTATTGTTTCTTAAATATACAGGCTCGTTAAATTTGAACGAAGTTGGAACGAATGTAGTATTACCACCACTTTCTGTTGATGTATTAATCTCATTAGGTTGTAGATATTTACTACCGCCAGGAACAATCCTAGGTCCTGGAACACCATTAACTACTTCTCTTATTTGTAAGTCTACACCATTTGTTCCTGATGATGGTTTTGTTTTAAAGTATAGTAATATATCACTAATGAATAAACCGCCGTCTACACCTTCTACTCTAAATGTTTGTCCTAATGGGTCTCCCATTCTAAATCCTGACCAATCAAAGTCAAAATCCCAGTCAAATGCTGTAATAGGATCTGGAACTACTACCGGAGGAGGAGGGGGATCAGGTATAGGAGCAGGTGTAAATAAAGGTATTGGAATCGTTGGCCACATAATATCTATAGGAGGAATCTCTACTGGAGGAACCTCTACTACTTCTCTAACTACTTCACCAGGAACACCTGGGCTACCTGTTTCACCTGAAGGTCCTGCTGGGCCTGAAGCACCTACTGGTCCTACTGGTCCAGGACTTCCTACTGGTCCTGGAGGTCCTATAATTTCTATAGTTTCTTGTATGATTACAGGAGCAGGTGGTGGAGGCATAGGTGTTCCTGTGCCTATTGAAATGTCTGTGGAAACATCTGTAACCACTCTGCTGTCTGTAAACTGTGTAGAATTAACCGATGCAGTTTTTAATGATATTATTGTGTCTTGTGTTTTTTGTCTTAGTCCTGAGGACTCATAATTTGTAACTGCTGATGTTGTAGATGCAGTCTCTTTATTTGTAGAACTGTCTGTAAGTTTAAATGCCTTAACACCTGTTCTAAATCTACCTTCAGGTATTAAGAAATTACCTTGAACTCTTCCATCTGAATCTGTTGTAAGGGCGCCTCCTAATGAACCTTGTAAAGGTGTAACGTTTGCTGATATGTCTTCTCCATCAAAGAATGGATAGACTCTTGTGTTTGGTTTTAGTCTTGTAGCGATAAACACTACTGCTCTTGATCTCATAAACGGAGCAATGGATACATCTACTACTTTTTCTCCTAAGCTCTGTTCTTCTGTATTAGCACTGATATCAATGCTAGTTCCTTGTCGGGTTTGTGCCTGCTCTGTCGTAACAGTTGTAAATAATGAATTATTACTTGTTCCTGAACCACTACTGTTTCTACCAAATGTATTTAATTCTTGTGTTTGTGTAGAAACTACGTTTGCTGCACCTGTGTTTTCCCATGAGCCCCATTGTGTTCCCCAAGCATTTGACATGTTTTCCCATGCGTCATAGTTACCATCAAAGTTTTTAGTAACTGCTGGCTGAACATCTGTAGCAACAAAGTTATCTACATCAGGTGTTAGGACTATATCTCCATAGTAATGGAATAGTAATTCTTTAACTAGATTTTCTGTTTGTGATGCTTTATTTTGAACCACATAGTTTACTACTTCATATGGTAGTGTAATTGCTGCTCCTGTTCTTACAAGTTTTGTAAGTTCTGAAGGATTACCTATATCTGTATGTGGCCTTAATGATATGTTTTCCATATCAAAGAAAGGTCTAGCATGTTTCTTTTTAGGGTCAATTGATATCTTATAGTCTGGGTCTAATACAGCTCCTACATTATGACCTGTCATTTGGTCAACTAAGATACCATTTTTAAATCTGTCTGTGCCACTAGAGTTTACTATTGTTTGTTCTTTTGCGTATGTTTCTAATAAATTAAGTGATGCGTAATACTCTAGGTTTTTAATTCTATTTTCTAATCCACCAATATCTCTCATTGTAAAACGTTTGAAAGATAACTGTTGAACTTTAATAGCGTAGTCTGGTCTACCTACTTCTCTAGCTCTGTCTGCTGCTAAACAAGGATACGGAGGCAAGTCTATAGTTGCCATTGTCATACATTTTTCAGGTTCTGCTGGTAAAACAGGATTGTCTGAGTATGGACCTTCTACTTGTCTAATCTCTCCATCAAAGTCTAATATAACTCTTAATTTTTTACCTTGATATCGAATGTAATCTGTTGTAAATGTTTTAATAGGAACAGGGTTTGTAAGTCCATTACCTGGCCTATCTACTGATTCGTTTATATCTGGATTACTTACTAAACTTCCTATTACACTACCGTCTGTAGGTGTAACTGTATCTAACATTCTAGGACGGAAGTCTAAAGAATCTCTTAAATCAAAGTCTCCATGTTGTGAAGATCTATATACTGGAATTTCTTCTGTTCTAATTGTAGATGCTGCTGGACTTGCAGTATCATCTACTGGATAACTATCTACAATACTGAACGTTGCTTCTGTAACTGTTTGTGAGAAGTATGAAAACTTAACTAACAGATAATCATATGTTGAAAGATTAAGTGTGCTAGTTCCTTTCTTAATAATTTTAGCATGTCCTACTGCATTGTCTTTTTGTCCGTTATCAAATCTAAAATCGTTTGTTACATCTATACCATCTGTTAATGCTGTAAATGCTGATGTATGTGCTCTAACTTCTTTTAATTTAAATCCATCAGAAACACCTAGTGAATATTCTCCACTTGTTGATGCAGGGTGTGTATTTGTATTAATTGTAACATACTTGTCGTCTTGTAAGGCTTTAGCAATAGGTGCTGCGTCTGTTTTAAGAACATTTACATATATTCTAACATCATCAGAACCAGCACCAATAGTTATACCGCCACCTGCTAATGTAATTGTCATGGATTGTGAACCTGACAATGTAACTGCTGCTGCGTCTATATCAATTAAATCTCCAGGTGCAATTGTGTTTGTTGCACCATCTACAAATCCACCTTTAGACACCATAACAATATTTGCTAATTTAATTGTGTCTGTTAATTGTGAACCTGAAGTGTCATAAGGAAATGTTTCATCTCCTGAAAGTGTAATTGTAACTGCGCCTGTTCCCGATGTTAAAGATACATCAAATTCTTTTGTATATTGGAAACTGTGATCGTATGTGCTACCTGCGTCTGCTTTTAATGTTTTAACATTACTATTAGGTAAAGCAAATAACATCTTATTAGCAGATGCTTCTTTTATTTCTGATTTGCCACCTGCATTTAAAACAACATCTGCTGTTCCATCTATAACACCATCTTCAAATCTTATACCTTTAATAGTTTCTGAATTACTAGCTGTTAAGTTAATATCATATAGATAAAGTCTGTAAACAGCTGCCACTCCCATAATACCTGAGCCTGCTGTTCCACTTTCATATGATATATGCCTTGCCTTTGCTGTTCCTATTTTATTACCTTGTGCAACTGCATTGTTTGCTTGTGCTGTGTCATATAAGTCTACAGTTCCACCGCCATCAATATCCCATATACCTCTTACTTTGTTTATTTGTAAGTAATTTCCAAATGATGTTGAAATTGGAACACCTTCTAATGTTTGTGTTCCTGATGCTTTTCTAATAATTGTGTTTCTTGTTTGGTTAAGTGTTCTTTTAAAACCACCTACATAAGCAACACCTGGTGATGTTCCTATAACAAGACCTTCTCTATTACCGCCTTGTGCTGTGGTAAATACACCATTGTTTGTTCCGCTATTGAAGTGTTCTCTAACACCTACTGTCATTCCTTTTACAACATAGTTACCTGACTCGTCGTATGTTCTGTTTGCTAATATGTCTCCTAATCCTGCTAAAGGATTATCTACGACTCTGTTGTAGAATTGACCACCATCTTTTACTTGATAATATAAGTAAAAGTTTTCTGGAATTGTTTCGTCCATTGCTAAGGACTTTAGACTTACAACAAGTTTTAACCTATCTGCTCCAGGTGCGTTATAGTTAAACGAACCTTGTGCTGGGTCAAGTAATGTTGCGTCTGTAGCAGATGTTTGTGCTGTTTCTGTTACTAAGAAACCTACCTTTCTATCTGCTCTTTGTGAAAATCTATCTTGTAAACATGAAATTTTATCTGTTCTAATAAAATTACCTCTGGCAAATATTAGTCCAGGGTCTAGTATAAGTTCTTTTGTTCTACCTGCGTGTGCTGTTCTAGATGTTACCGTATTCTGTGATGCTACGACAAAGGTCTTACCATTTCTGCCTGCGTCTGTAGAAGCAACTGTTAATGTTTCTCCACCTTGGAATGTTGTATAACTTGTGGCTGAATTTTTATAGTTACCATAAAGTTGTTTTGTTAAAGGTGCTGCTGCGTTTGTTCCTGTTTCAACAGCTGTAATTTCTAATGTAAGTCCTGATGTTCCGCCTGTTACTGTATCTCCTACATAATTTGCTAGTGTAGAATTATCTACTGCTAATGCAGGACTACTTGCATCTGTGTCTAATATCTTGACCCAGTCCCTAACTATTAATTGTTCTGCACACCCTGTTACTACTGCTCCTTCTTGTAATACAAAACCGAAACCTTCTTTCATTTGGTTTTGTAAGACAGTCTGTAATTGCGTAAGTTCTCTAGCCTGAACTGCTACGCCTGGTTTAAATAATACTCTATGATAGTCCTTACTTGAACTAAAATCGTCGTAGTATGGTGATGCGTTTAAATTTAATGCCATTTGTTAAAACCTAATCAATGCCTTTACTTGTTCTACTTGGTCCTCTGATCTTGTAACAGGTGATCTATTATCTAGATATATTATTTCTCCTGTTGCATTGTCTACTTCTGGACTTGTTACACTATTTATACTCAAGCTCGTGATGTTTTGAGTAGTATTTGTTAAAGTAGATGAATTAGTTATTAATGGAATCTTAGCAGTTACATAGATATTATTTCCTGTTGTATCTAATTGTATAACTTGAAACTCTCCTCCATCGTTACTTGTTAATATGTCGTCAACGGCATAATTACCTAGTTGACCTGCTGCCACATTTATTATATGACATGCTGTTCCTGTGTTACTTGTAAATACTGCAGGTGTTCCTCCAGTATCTAACATGTTTTTTACTAAGGCAATCTGTCTAAAGTCGTTGCCTAATATTAAATCTAGGTTATCATTATCTGAAAATGATACTGTAAGTCCTAGATTATGTGCAAACAATTCTCTTGTTGCGTTTGATCCGTGTCCACCTTGTGGACTTATAATTGCTCTTGCTACTCCATTTTGTCCTGGTGCTGATGTGTTTGTAATAATTATATCAGCATATGAATAACCTGAACCTGGATTTGTAACTCTTATACTTGTAATAGCTCCTGTAGCACTATTTACATAAGCACTTGCTTCTGCTCCTGTGCCATCTCCTACTACTGAGACATTAATATCTCCTTCTATGTAGTCTTGACCAGCTGTTGTAACAATAACTCTATCTACTGTTCCACTTACTGCTGCTCCTTCTACAGCACTTTGTAATGCTGGAAGAGAATCTGCGTCTCCTAAATTTACTGTTGCTGCTGCTCCTGAACCGCCACCGCCTACGAATGTGGCAAAGCAAAAACTGTAACCTGAGCCTGATGAATTAATTGTAACACCAGTAACTGCACCTCCACTTACTGTAGCTGTGCCTGCTGCTCCTGTTCCATCTCCTGCTAAAACGACAGTAGGGACACCTGTAAAGCCTGTCCCTCCTGCGTCTATTGTAACGCTATCAACTTCTCCATTCACATCATGTGTTGGATTACCTGTAAGTTTCCTAACAGGTATAAAGTCGGCGTCTAAAAATTTGTTTTGATCTGAGGCGGATATTTGAAACATAAATTTCCAATTATATCCGTCCGATAATTCAAAAACACTTGTTCCTGTGCTAGTTGGTTTATTTTGTGAAGTAGCATTAGAGTTATTAGATATACATTTATATACCTTAAACTCATCTGTCATCACATAATAATTAGCAGTAGATAAACTTATAGCCTGAGAATATGCTTTATTTGTAGATGAATAAGTATCATCATACTCGTCATATATTTCTCCCTGTGTCCAATTTATACGTCTTGCCAGCATACAAATATCTGCTGAGTCAATCCTTTGTGTGAACATCAAGCTACGTCTAAATTCTGCTATGTAACTATCAGAGTCAACAGGGACTTCCGGAACAGTATCATCTGTCCACGGATTAGTCCTGCCGATTGCAAAGTGGAAATAGTCGTTATTATTCCTAATATCTCTTAGGAATGAACGAGCCAATTCCACTCTACCTAATGTTCTTAAAACTAGCGCCATTAACTTTTCCTATTAAGAAATAGTTACTGTCCAAGTAATTGTCATTGAATCACTTGCACCTTTGTTTACGACTGAAAATACAGTCCTACAAAGTAGAGTTCCACCTGAAGCACCATTTAAAATACCTGCTTCTGTAATAGCTCCTGTTCCTGTTCCTGCTGCAAATGATGCAACATAAGCAACAGCGTTACTTGTTACGGTGGTTGAAGTTAGGGCTTGCCTAGCTGCCTCTGAACCTAGAGCAGTATTCCCAGCAGCTGCTGCTGTTGAGCCTGTTCCAATAGCCATGTGAGACATAGCTGTAGCAGACGCGTCCTTCATTCTAGATGCAATGTAGTCAAGTCCGGTATCTACAACCAAGTTTTTTACTTCTTGTTTTTGTTTTAGATTGCCGTCTTTGTCTTTGACTTCAATTGTGAGCTTACCTAATGCTCTGCTTTCATCTTTCTTAAACATTTTTGTCTCCTATTATGTTTATGTAAATGTCCAACCTGTTCCTACATAGTCCTCCGCACAATATAGCGGGTCCCAGTAATCCTGCATGGAGCCAACACCTGAGTCATCAGTTGAACTACCATCTGTAGCTACTTTACTTAATGACTTGACTGCTGCCTCTGTTGCAGTTTCGGTTTCTGTTATTCCTTTACTTGTATTTATACTGTTTACAGAATCCGTTGCTGATTTTGAGTTAGAAACTCCTAAATTATTTGTTTTAACAACGGCATCTGAAATTGTTGCACTATTAGATAGTGTCTTACTATAAGCAATCGCCGGACTATCTGTGTTCGACGTTGCATTTGTTAGAATTTTACCTATAGCCTTAGCATGAGATTCTGTATTAGAAGTAGTATCTGTGTATGCAACACTTAATACTAATGCTGGAGAATCTTGTGCCATTCCGCTATCTGAGAAACTTCTACTAAAGTTTATGCTCA